CTCTCGGTCAGCTCTCACCACCAAGAAGCTTGGTAATGAGGGCATCCGAAGTCGCAGTGAACGCGGTTTTGAAACCCGTGTACACTTCGAGCTGCTGAGCGTTCGTATAACCGGCAACAGGCACATCGAAAACCATGTAACAAGACATGGAAACCTTTGTGTTCTGAGCCGGAATGAACGGATCAGCAGTCAACTTCGAGTGGTCAACCCGGAGCACCCGACGCGTCCTTTTGCCATAGGCAGAAGACGCCGAGAGCCGGATCAGTCCATCAGACGACAGGTAGCTAGACTCGTTCTTACCCGTTTCAACGCGGGGAAGAGGAGTCGTAACTCCTGCAATCGTAATGGACTGAGGGTCGGTGAATGACAAGGCACTACTCCTGTTCTCGGGAGAATTACTCCCGTTGTTCTGGTGTTTTGCAGTGAAACACTGCTAGCGGCTATGGGACAATCCCAAAGCAGCCAGAATGGCGTTCTGGATTGGTGATAAACCATCCCAGGATATGCCAAACCCGAAGGGGTTAGCCCGCCTTCTCTTCTTCGTCACAGTGACGAACGAGAGGGCAGGGACGTCAGAAGGTCCGCTGTAAGATTGAGCGGAATTCCGGCGCCAAGTATAGGTATCTTGGACGACAATTGTCTCCATGATATATCCATACTTCATCACCTGACCATACTGGATCTTATCCGAGAGATTATGTATTACATCTCCCGCATTAGAGACCCAGTCAACGGCCCAGCTCCACGGAGCGAGATTCCAGAGTGTCTCTGGAGTCAACTCGAGTCCAAAGACTCGTTGGGCCTCAGCTGCTGCACTATCCATGCCCTTACTGACACCAAAGCCAGAAGGGGCATAGTATGTGAATGCACCTGAGAACCAAGTTGACTTCGATACCTGGGTATCGACATACACGTCTCCGCTACCAAAGTACTGACCAATGCTGCCAGAAGTGACGGGCCCATAATATGGGGGTACGTTACTTCTGACTTTTTGCATGGTGTACCTGGTACGGTCGATGGGGAAGTTGTAGCGACGACGCACAACTCTACCAGAGTCACGCTCGAACTGTTTCATAACAGCTGTTGCGTGACGAATGGCCTTAGATGTAGCTTTTACATCTGAGACGAGAGGTGCCCAGCCAAAAACAGCATTAAGGAACTCGTCCCCTGCAGAACGCAGGATGGCGAGTTTGTTTTCCCAAGCTTTCAAGCCAGGGATGGACGGTAGTCCATCCTTGACAAGTTCGCCGAGGAAAACACTGGCCTCACTCACAGGATTAGTGGGTGAGCATCTAGCTACAGCCGTTGCGCCCATTTGAGCCAATTTTGCTTCTGAAGAAGCATAGTCAGCTGCATTTGGGAACGTCGGCCATGAAAAGGTGGTTGGATCAACAGCAACCGTCTGAGCATCAAGCTCAAACAGTTCCGCGTTCTGGTAAGGCTTGACATCCCATGGACCAATGGTCCACCGGTAATGTCTACGCCCACCAGCATCACCAACGACGTAAGACTTAGTCGTGGTGAAGTCTCCACCTATGTCACCGGACCCTCTCTGACGAGAGTGCCATGGGTGACCTTCCGAAACAGTAGTCTGTTTCCCAACGTAACTCTTCGACTGATTGGACGCATCAAAAGATGCAGACTCCTGCTGATTACTCAGAGGAGGACCATTCTGAACGAAGTGCCTGAGTTTGGCTCCCTTAATTACATAAGGGGTCAAATCTCGGGTTCGTGTTACTTTGGGCATCGACCAGCTCCTTTGGACATAAACGTATTCTTTACGAATACGGGTGTATTTGCACTGCGTTGGCGTCACCCCCCTGGG